CGCCAGATGTAATTTTGCATATTGCCGTACACATCCATGAGGTCTTTACCCAACGCTGTACCCATCGCAGCAGCCTGACGCTTGAGATTACGCAGCTCATTGATGACCGCCTGACCTGGACCATTGATCTCCAAGTTCAATGTGGAGTTTTTATAAGCGCCAGCTAGGTGAGCAATTACCCAGGCAAACTGATAGGTGTTCATTTCAGAGGTGGCAAAGGTGGCTACCTGCTCTAACCCATCAGCGTAAACCCTTAGTACTTGGATACAAAAACGATCAGCCCAATCACTACTTCCGTAAGCTGGATCAGCGCCAATAACATAATAAGCAGTATCAACAGGTTCTTCCCATACCTTGAGGGTGGCAAGTCGCTCTGTAGATTTAAGTACTTCCGTGTCTTGGAAATTAACTCCGAAACTATAGCGGTAGGAATCATAGGGTACTTTCTTTAATCGTTTGACGGCATCGGTACACCGTGCATTAGAAAAGAAGGATGTGCCTGTCATCACAAAGGCATAGTCCTCAGTAGGTGGAAACTCTTGATACATCAGGCTATCGTCTTTGATACCCTCGTATAGTTTCCAACGCCACCATGCTATCTGACGAGAATTGATCTCTACGCCATATAGCTTCTTAATATCTCTAGTCCACTCTTTTTCTTCACCAGTGAGCTTGCCATCCCAATAGACTTTGTAGGTCTGTCCTTCAGGATCAAGGGAGTACAACTCATTACGCCACCAGCCACAGAAAATCGCTCTCTGGGTTCTAGCCCGTTTAGCGGTGGTGTACATATCGTGAAACATATTGAAACCACGAGCTGTCGATTCAAAAGTGTATAGACGGTCAGGGTTGGTTTCCGCAAGAGAAGCCAAGAGGGAAGCTAGTCCTTCTTCATCTCCCCACGAGGATGTTTCAGTTCCGTGTAGGTATGTAATAGCCTTGCCACGACCAAGACTTCCTTTAGCTCTAAGTCCAGCGACTTGATAAAAGATACGGCTGCGATTCTTGAGGGAAAGCTGATTTCGGTTGTGAGCAAGGATCGGGATTTTGAACTCTTTGGGCAAACCATCCATATACATGGCAAGGGTTGTCCTGAACATATCCCTGTTTTCTTCCGTATCCGTTGTAAGTGTTCCCTGAAGCCCTGGGTGCATGAAGTGCCAATAGAGATCGAGTGCGAGTGAAATTGTAGTGATGCCAAGTTGCCTTCCTTTCAATATGACAAAGAAATGGCAATCATTCTCCAATCCCTTTGTGATTTCTTGCATGACATAGGTTTGAGTACCTAAGAGGTTATCCATCTTGCGTAAGCCTTGCTCTTTGGTTTCAATCTTGAGTTGCTTACAAAAATGGTAAAAGTGTTGAAGATTAAAGTTCTTCATTTTTAATCCAAGGTAGTTTTCCGTTGTACTTACCCAACATAGTGTAGTTTCCTTTTTCAAAGAAATCTTTAGTAACGGAATATTCGTTGCCACCTAGCCGAAAGCAAAAGGTACGCTCCCCTGACCAAGTAAAGTTTTGAAAGGCTTGCCGAGCTACCTCATAAAACTTGCGATCTCCACCCCACCCAGGTTGAGATAGGACATTGGCTAGGGCTTTTAATAAAGGCGTTTTCATACCCCACATACACCAATCGACAAAGCGGTGACCATTAGCTTGCCAGCAGTCGTGTAGCTCTCCTAGGGCTTCGCAGTCATCGTCAAGCAAATAATTGCCCTCCTTGTCATACACTGACCTAAGGCAATACGCCCAATCATAACCTTCTTCAATCTTGGTCATGATCGATTGCACATGATTTGGTTTGTACCAATCATCGTCATTGCAAAAGAAGGTGACATCTTCATTGACTAAAAAGGCGCTGGCAGCATATAGCCGTCTGCCCTCTACATCCTTGCCACCGACCTTACCATCCCAAAAACAGACTTTGGCGTTGGTAAAGTAAGAGCTGACCATTTCGTACTGATACCAATCATCGTCACAAAAAATATAGTGGGTACAAGGGTAGGTTTGCTTGGCTATGGAATCTGCACATTGTTTTAGCTCCTCCATGCGCTTTCCGTTGGTTACGGTCACTACGGCTGCGGTTTTCAATTGTGTTTGCCTAGTTTTTTGAGTTCAAAGTTGGGTAAATCCCAATACGCTACTTTTAGCCTAGCACTATGGTTTTTAGCCAGGTCAATTAGGCTGGCATAGGTCATTGGGCTAAACCGTTCTTTCCATTCACTGGCTAGGGCTACTTTTTGCTTTTTGGTACGGCAAGACAAAGCACGCATCATTTCGGTCTTGTACATTTGTCTTTCCGCACATAGCTTTTCCCAATCAGTGTCTTGCATCGCCATCCTCTGGTCCATCTAACAAGGACTTGAGGTAAGCAATTTCACTTTCAGCTTGCATGAGCAAGCGGGAGGATTCTGCGTGGACACGCATCAGCTCATGGAAGATCTTTTCTTTATCCATGTTCCAGATACGCTGCATATACATCTTTTTGGCTTGGTCATCGGCTTTCTCAATGTACTGCGCTACTGAGATCACACTGTTGCCGTTTATTCCGTTCTCCATACTCTTACCCCCTCGTTATCTACTCTGGCTATGAACTTGCGATTTAACTGTTTGCCAGCTCGGTAGTTGGCGTTACAGACGATTTGTAGCTTCCCCGTTGGCACAAAGAATGATTCTCCGACTTCCATGACCTTATATGGGTACACATTGCGCTTTTTCTCAGGGGGTATTGGAATATTTTTTTCAATTGTTATACTCATACTGTTCTCCTTCTAACACTACTTATCATACACTATCATGATACACACATACAACGAATATCATCTAGGTGATAACCTTATTCACCTTAATTGGCTACGCAAGGTAGCGTTACAAGAACCGCACCTAGACTTTACTCACCACTGTTCACCGCAGTATCACAGCCAGTTAGAACCTTTGTGTGAAGGGGTTTCTATAGAGCTTGCAGATCTGTCGATCCCTCCTTCTAGTATTCACGCCTGGATAGGGGTGGATAACTATTTTCACAACCATCCTCTAAGGCGCAAATGGGCGCAATTTCACCTAGCGTGGTTTGACCGACTATCGGATCAGATGGAAGTAGGCAATCCGATTGCTTGCGTAGAGGACTTACTGTTTGATTACCCTGCGCTATCCGCTCCCTCCAGATACGAGTTTGATTACCTCATCATCAACAGCCCTCCCCAATCAGGGCAGCTTCCTTCCTATACCCGTCAATTCTTTGAAAAACGGGTACGAGATCTAGCAAATCAGGGGTTAAAAGTCATCACAACCTACCCTACAGGGATGTGTCCATGCACCTTAGAAGCCAAATATACGGTCACTGACATCGGTGTGTTATCTAAATCCGTGAGCTACATTGAAGGCGTAGATACAGGTCCAATGTGGACTACGCATAATATTTTCAATCAAAACAGCGTAGTACAGCGTTTGATCTACACCAACGCTTCCGATAGCTTTGATCTTTCTAAGAATGTGATTGTTAAGCAAGCGCTAGAAAACTAGATTTTTTTTTGGGTGGAATTGGAGAGGGGTACGCACTCCACCTAACTCAAACCCATTCACTTGGTCGTAATCAGTCTAGATCTATCGGTATCGGTTACTGGTAGCCAATTTAGGTCTATAGATACTATATAAAGGTTTAGCGCTATGTTTTGGAGGGAATTCCCCTAGAGAAAAAGGTTTTTCAAAAGAGAGCGAGAGTAGTCAATCCATCCCCCATTCAAATTAACCTACGCTATATCTATACATATATTTACTAACCTATATCACAGACTATAGTTTATAGATACCTAGATGATCTAGAAAATAGCTATATAGATCTATAGTATATAGAAGTATAGCTATGCCAATAGTATCAGACTATTGGTTTTAAAACAACGATAGAAAAAATTATTGTTTGATTGTTTGCATATTTCTATATTTATGTATAATCATATCTATGGGATCTAATCTCATAACCTAACTACTAAGAGGATATTATGCAAAACACAATCTATCAAGAAGTAACCGATCAAATCATCGCCGAGATCGAAAAGGGCGCTATGCCTTGGGTTAAACCTTGGAAAAGCGATAGTTCAGTAGAGAAAAACATAGTAAGCAAAAAGGAATATAACGGGATCAATCGCTTAATTCTCGGCATGATGACACACTTTAAAGGTTATCAATCGCCTTACTATGGATCATTCAAGCAATGGCAGGATCTAGGCGGCACTGTTAAAAAGGGCGAAAAGGGCATTAAAATTGTTTTCTATAAGCCAGTAGTCAAAACAGAGCAAAACGCTAGTACTGGCGAGAGTGAGCAATTCGCCTATTCATGCCTAAAAACCTACTATGTATTCAACGCCGATCAAGTAGAGGGCGTAGAGTTTGAAAAGCCAGTAATCTCGCCTAGAGTTTACAATCCACAGCCAGCGCTAGATGATCGCATTTTGAAAACTGGCGCAAATATCAAGCATGGCGGCGGATCGGCATTTTTCTCACCTACTGGTGATTTTATCGGGATGCCAAATCGTGATACTTTCGACAATGATGCTAGCTACTACGCCACAATCCTGCATGAGTTAACACATTGGAGCGGCGCTAAACATCGTTTAGATCGTGATTTATCAGGCAAATTCGGGAATAGCAAATATGCTTTCGAGGAATTAGTAGCGGAACTGGGCGCTGCTTTCCTATGCCAAGATTACAAAATTCAGGGTGAATTGCGCCATGCTGGATATATCCAAAATTGGCTTACTTGCTTGCGTGAAAACAATCAAGCAATTTTTAAAGCAGCAGCATTAGCTCAAAAAGCAGCCGATTACATCAACGGTTTAGATTGCATTACTAACCAGATCGCCGCCTAGTTGTTTCTTATAGATCCTTGCTAGTCAGGGATCTATAGGATTGCAATTAAGCAATCAATTACCTAACTATTAAAGGATTAAAAATGAAATATTACATAGGAAAATTAGAAACCACTATTGCTGGATATGATGCTGGCTACACTTTTAAATTTCAAACTGAAATAGATCCAGATGATTATTTGGTACAGGTTTGCTCGACATTTTGGGGTGATGCCGACAATCCAGAATCCGATGATTCATTCTCATTTTTTGATGGCGCTGTTTATGTTTCACCTTATGACTGGCAGGAAATAAACGAAGATATGTATAAATCTTTAGCTATTCTCAACCAGATCAATTTATGGCATGGGGTTGCAGCATGAGCGCCAGGGATAAATACAGCGCTTACTGTTACTTATGCGCTAAACAAGGTTTAGTAGCGCTCTCATTTAATGCTTGGATGTCAGTAAACAAGGCAGGATCGCTATTCTAGGCGTTTTCAGTAGGTGAGTGGTACTTAGGTATCACTTGCCTATTTTTATCGCTTTATATCGCTTTTAAACCGTTTTAACTATTTTTTGAGGTATATATGAGAAATAAAGATATTTTCACTATTCAACGCCATTTATTTATTAAGAAAACACCCCTACGCATGAGCGTGCTAGGCGTACTACGCACGCACATACGCACACATCAGGTGATAGATACGCTCTCAGTATTTGGTCTGGTCTTGCTGGTCGGTTTGCTCTTAGTATTGTGAGAACCCCATGAGAACCCCAACGAGTTTACGAATTGCTAAGCACCAAACCCGCAAAAAAAGCGGAGGTTTGCAAAAATGCAAGTGGTTATCGTTTATCGGTTGGTGCTTAACTAAGCCAGAGCGTTCCTGTAAAGGTCTGACAGATACTAGCCACCTCGTTTATCCCTATCCATCACCACAATGTTTAGGAGGGCTGGGTAATAGCCCCGTAGTAGTTTGCTTTGCAGGTGGTTTTAATGGTGAATGGTCTTAAATCGTTATGGATGCCCCCATCGCAAAACTGACCTAAAACCACCTATAAAACAAACTTAAGCGCATTAAAACATATTTTTAAAAGGAGTGCAACATGAGTAAAGCAGATGATGATGCAGCAAAGTGGATGGAGATGAACGCTAGAGTTCAAACCCGTAATTTAATCAAAGCAAAAGAGCTAGGGGATCTGTATTACATCAACGCCCAGGGGGATGTAGTGATCCACGATCCAAGCAAACCAATTGAGGAGAAAACAACACTTAACAAATAAATTGCACTAATGCAAATAATGTAGTAATGTTCTATCTGTAGTACCTAACCTAACTATTTATTAAAGGACAATTTGCTATGAATCTTTGTAAAGATTGCCAGCATTATGAGGAGCAGACGGGCTATTGCCTACGCACCTCACGCACTGATCCCGTAACGGGAGAACCCAAATTCTATTTTGCAAGAATTGAGAGAGAGTATTCCATCTCAACTGGCTGCGGTATGGTCGGTCAATTCTTTACCCCAATTCGATCCCTCAAATGGACAGACGAGGAATTGGATGATCTCTCTACCATTCCATTCGGTAGATAACCTAACTACAAGGAGTTAATCATGGCAACAAAAGGCAGACCAAAAGGCAGTAAAAATAAACCTAAGACACCTTTCCCAGTTCCAAAAGGGATTAAGGTTACTTTTGACCAGTTAAACAAGGATGCAGAGCAAGAAAAACTCAAGCTATTAGTAGCACGCCAAGACGATCAAATCATTCAAATGTGTGATGAGATCAATCAGCTCAAGAAGGAGATTGATGCGCTTGGAGAAGAAATTGACCTATTTAATTCTCGTGTTGCTAACTACAGGCAGATTATCGCTACTTTAATTGAGGTGACAGAATGAACGATCAAGCTGATTTTGCGCCAGAGGTGCGTAAATCCGCTATCTGGTCGGGTGACAGTCGTAAGGTCGCTAATGGCAAGATGGT